CATAACTTTGAGTGTAGGGCTTCATTTCATTATATGGATCCTTATACTTTAAAGGAGCTACCCAAGCACTTTGTGTAGGTTGTTGATCAATATGTTTAAACTTTACATCCATTCCTTTAAGAAGTACTTTATGAAATCCTGAACAATCAACATATAAATCAGCTCCACACTTCAATCCATTTGCTAATGATAATTTATTCACATATCCATCAGTGTCATAATGAACTCCATTAATATGAGATTTTATCCATTTTACTCCAAGTTTAAGAGCAGATAAGTCTCTAATTATTTTAGGAAATCTTGCAGCATCTGCATGCCATGTATAACTTCCATATCCACCAGTAACTTTATAGTTATCATTATAACGAGCAGATCTATTAGCCATAGATGGATAATATTGCTCCATAGTATACTCACCTTGCTCATGCCATTTATATTTTCCTGATCTTACTAAATGATACCAATAATCTCTACTTTTTTCATCTATACCAAATTTGTCATTATTATCATTAAAATAATCTTCATCAGTTCTTTGATGATATAAATTATTTTTAAAGACATTTGTTCTATGAGTAAAACTAAAAGTATAATAATGTTGATATTCTTTTTTAGCATTCCAATGATCAGTTACGTGTCTCATAGGTGTTTCTGTATTCCATCCAACAAAATGATTTCCCATTTTATGAATACCATGAACATTACTTAACCACTGACGTTCATCAATACCCAACCAACTTAAAAGTTGACCAAGTTGAGGAACCATACTTTCACCAACTCCTAATATAGGTACTTTATCAGATTCTATTACTGTAACATTAATGTCACGATTAAACTTTTTTAAATATGCGGCTGTAAACCATCCAGCAACTCCACCTCCTACAACAATGATAGATTTTACATCAGTCTTCATATTTTGCCTGTTCCCATGATTGTCTTATACAAACTAGTGCTTGTTCTTCTTCTAAATACATTGATCTTGCATCAACTGCTAAAACACATTGATCAGCAATATTAAATGCATCAATTTGTTCTGCAGTATATCCTCCTGTTGATAATGAAGAAACTAAAACTAAATAATATATATAGCTCATTTTTTATCCTGATGTCCAACTGTTTTTATGTTCTATTAATTTATCTGGCATAGTAAAAAGTGCATTTATACTTTTTTTAGTAGGAGTTCTTGCAAACACTACCCACTTATAAGCCCACAACTTATCATTAGATGTACAAAATTCATTAAAACTAGTTCCTGTAGTATATACATCATCACATATTAGCCAAGGATAATCACCTTTAGTTACATATTTTTCTAAAGCATATTGTAATGGTAATCCACCTCTAGGAATTCCAACAACTTTACTAAATGGTTCTTTTTGATAATCCATAATCATAGCAGCTAATGCTTCCCATTGTTCAGGAGAAATAGCATCACATTCTATTTTCCATCTTAAAGGTAATCCAGCATGACTTACAAAATCACCCATTTCAAACAACTGAGCACTAGTTCTATGTGGCATTTAAACTACCTCTTCACATTGTAATTGTATACTATAGTACTTATTAGATTCATGCCAAGACCAATTGTCTAAATTTTCTAACTTTTTACATTCTTCTATAGGCATAGGATCATTTAAAACATATTGATTTCCTATATAAACCCAGTCTCCTGATTCTGTTTGTCCCCACAAACTTAAAACTAATACAAATAATTTCATTTATTTAAACTCCACGTTTGCCATAATTTCTGTAAGACAAGCGACTACATTTAATTCGTGATCAGCCACAAATGCATTTTTATATTGATAGTCAGCTAATGTCAATACTAATTGAGGAATACTATGAGGTTGTACATAATCATACATGCAATCATATATTTCTCTGAATATAGCAACTGCATCCATATCTATATTATTTACTACCCAACTCCTCATACTTTTAAAGTTTTTATCTTTTAAGGCCTTAAAAAGTATACCCATATTATTGGGGATATCAGTACTAACAAAATTATAACTGCCCCCACTAGATCTTCGCTGAACTTCATTTATTACTCTCCTCCAATCAGGTGCATATTTCATAATCATATCAGCTAACGGTTTTTGTTGATATGATATTTTTTCATTGTCCAATATATCAATCATACGTTTATAAAATTTAGCTGAAAGTTGAGCTAAATCTTTTTTATTAGTATTGAATTCATATACAGAACATCTAGAATGTAATGGTTCTATAATTCTATTTTTAAAATTGCATGTAAGAATAAAACGACAATTATTAGAGAATTCTTCTATAAAACCTCTTAAAGCAGGTTGAGTGCTTTGAGGATTAAGATAATCTGCTTCATCTAAAATTACCACTTTATATCCACCAGATAAAGATACACTTGAAGCAAATTGTTTTATCTTGCCTCTTAATGTATCTATATTACCTTCTTCTGATCCATTAATAAGTATCCAATCTAAATCTAGTTCATTACATAATGCCTTTGCAACAGTGGTCTTTCCTAAACCAGCTGTTCCTGTAAATAACATATTAGGTAATTCTTTTGAATCAAGAT